GTTGAAGGCTACCGTAACTACGATAAGTCTGAATTCGATACTCCAGCACCATTGTTCGCTGAAGACGATAAGATGGAATCTGTATGGAAACAAGAACAAAAGCTTGCTGAGTTCATTGATCCTACTAACTTCAAATCGTACGATGAACTGAAAGATAAGCTGTACCGAGTACTCGGACTGGTTGGTAGCGTCAAGCCTGTATCACGCGCAGCTGATGACGATACCCCACCATGGGATGAACCTAAGCCTCAAGCAAGTGCTAAGCCAATGAAAGAAGCTTTTGCTGCACCGCAATCATCTGCTGTTGACGATGATGATGACAGCATGGAATTCTTCAAGAAGCTTGCTGCTGAGGATTAATTAGCACGCGTCGAATGTTCGACGCTTGGTGGTCTTCCACTAGCAGATGTTGCTGGTAGTGGTTGAGATGCACCTTTCGGCATACGCACCTCCTCCTTTACTGAAGTATTACGATTTGTACTACTTGTAACTACTGGAGGAGGTGCGTTGTTTTGTTCGGACCTCGTTGCTACCTCTGCACCTGATTGAGAGCTTGTCGGTGGTACGGACATATTAGCTGCAACTGATGGTGGCGTCGATGTCTGATTACCCATTGCAAGAACTTCTGACTGCTTTACACCTTCCCAGGTTCTATTCATAGCCTTGGCAAGTTTTTCTAAATCCCCACCTGCTTCTTGCTTGATAGGATTTAAGAATTGCTCACGTGCAAGCGTCTCTTGTAAGGCAGGTGAGAATATATCCGTACCCTTTACAATCCCGCGCTTTCTAAACGTCCTCATATTTGTATTGGTTATTTGATATGCACCAACAGCACCTGTACCAATTACCTGCTTTGTTTTTGGATCTACACCATACCCGGCGGCCCTTGATTGCGGGATCAGATACTTTTCCTGATAATCAATAACCTCATCGACGGTCATCTGTGTTAGTGGTCTACCAATTTGTTCAGGTGTTGTGAATTTATTACCACCAAATACAACGTTATAATTACCACCACTTTCCTTACTCTTAACTAGCTTAAGTAAAGCTTCATCAGATATACCAGCTGTTGTTCCACCTGCAGCACTAGGAGTAATAGACGATACAGACGGTCTTGCACCGCCATCTTCTGCGGTTCTCCCAGACAGAAGATTTTCGATATCCTTTTCTATATCTTCGACTATCTGCTTGCCATCCATACTTTCATACATTTTTGCACCCAGGGCAGCAGCTGCAGCGGCACCCGCTGCATTCAAAGGGATCCTGCGTTTAAACGCTAGAAAAGCAGCACCTAAGCCTGTTACCATATCGGTTAATGTCAGCAGCACAGAACCACCAAGTATTGCAAGTAGCGCAATACCCACATTTTTTACTGTATCAATAAATCCTTCTATCGTATCCTTTGCAAGCCCAAAGTCTTTCAATATCTCTTCCGTCATAATTTTAAGCTTTGCTCTCGCCTCTTCCGGTAAGAATCGCGCAAATGATGCCAGTATCGCCGCTTGCATAAGGGTACTAGACATTAACTTCTTAATAGAATCTCTGATAATGCCGCCAAGAGAATTTGTTGCCGGCTTTGCTGGCCCTGCATCAGCCGGTGTTGCCTCTAATCTTGTTTCTTCGGCGGCGTACGTAGCCTTGCTGTCTGCAAGTTTTTTTGCATCGATTGTTTTCTTAAAGAACGTAAACATACTACTCATAGCAGACGCAAGGGTCTTTGATGAGTCGTCAATTCTGACTAATGTCATGTTGACGTTCTTTCTATTCTCTTCACCTGCTTTTACTTGCTTCTTAAAGAAGGTTGAGAATATACCCATCGTGTCCATGACGTCGACTGCTTGATCTCTTGTAATTTTTCTGTTCATTTTTGTCTTACAAATGTTTGTTTAAAATCTACGTGGTGGGTAAACATTGGTAGTAGTGTTATTAATATTAACATTATTTTGTATTAAATAATGGGTTGTTTTTAATTTCTTTTCTATCGCCTGGTTTTGGCTAGTTGCAAGAAAATTAACGGATGTATTGTTACCCATGTCTATAACATTACCGAGTGCATCGAAAATAGGAGTCGTACGTATTTGCTCACTTGTAGAGGAGTATTTTGATGCTTGCTCTTTTTTCTTTGCCCACCAATCACTACTCTTCACACTATCGAGCAATAAATTACCAATACCAAGAGCGGCTGCAGCTATTGAAAGCGCTGTTACTGCAGGTGCTGATAATACGGCTGTACCCAATACAAGCCCAGTAACTGCGGCTGCACCGGCGATAGACGCAGCTGTTGAAATTGTACCTCCGACATAGTCATCCCTTTGAAATCTTTTGTAAGCATCCGCCGCGTCAAATCCGGCATTCAACCCTACGAACACACCGTTCAGTGCCGCTGCTGCTTTTGTTAACTTGCTTGTTGACTCAACAATTTCTGGTAGCGCTGAAACGCTTGGTTTAGCAGGGGGCAGAGGAGGTGTTGTCTTACGTAGAAAGTCCTGAGCGTTTTTACTCTTCTGAGCGGCCCCCTGTCTTAGTCTATCAAATTCACTCTGTGAACGTCTTCTACTTCGCTCAGCAGGGGTCATCTGTCCTTGTTTCTTCGTATACTCAGAAGGTGACTTAGGAGGAGGTGACGGTGCCTTGCCTTGATTTGGAGTAATTATTACGCCCCCGGGAGCTCTACTACCTGTAGGAGTCTCAGGTGTAGCTGGGCCTGGTGGTGTACTTGGCGGGGTCGGTCTACTAGTACCAGGCGGTCCTTTTCTACCACCCTTGCCTTTATCACTACCTTTTTGTCTATCAAATATGCTATCCAGCACATCTGATGCAACAAGCATTGTTAAAATGTTGCGTACAATGCCGCCAATGGCGACTACCCGTCTTAATATACGGTAGACTTGAACTAGCTTACTTACTGCAAACACCGCAGCAAGTGTTACCCCGGCAATCTTGATAAGGTTGATCGTCTTTGACATTCCCTCTCTGGACACACCAAAGTCAGCGAGCAACTCTTCAATCATAACCCTGAATTTGGCTTTTGCCTCTTCCGGTAATAAGAAAGGTATAGCAGCAAGTAATGCTAATTTGAGAAGAGAACCAAGAGCTGAAAGAGAAGATACGTTTGGTCTTGCATCTTTCTCAGTCTTGTTAACAGCAGTGCCCCCTGTTGCAATACTGCTCGTTATGTTCGGTGTACCGCTGGGTAGGATAGCAGCGATAAATTTAGGAAAAATACTTTTTATCTTCAATACACTTGATGTTGCAACGGCAAGTGATTTATCGATAGATTTTAACTTTTTAACCTGGGCTTTACTGGCAACAGCACTCCCAATCAACCCTAACGAGTTGACAGTCCTGATTGCAATATCGTTTATGTCTTCTTTCGAATCCGATTTTTTCATTTACTTTTGACCTAGGCGTTCTTGTTCTCTATCTAAGAATTCTTTAAGCATGTCAACGTAAATGTCCCTCTCGAAAGGGATCATATTTTCAATTTCAGTTATAGACCATTTATGGTGCTGAGCCAGAGCAAAATTTAGCGTATAATAATTTGCAAGGGTATTATGACTCAGCCCAACGTAAAAAAATCATTTAAGTTCGATAGAACTAATTCTTTCTCTACACCGTCTTGTGTTTTGTATGTTGTTACATAATGCAGCTTAGGCATAGTCGCAAAAAAGTCCTGTGTTTTCTTTAATGCTGCAACATTCAGGCTTTGAATAAACTCATCGATTTCTTCTAGAGTATAATCACTTGCTTTGTATACCTTATCATTATCGTAAATAGTATCAATTGAGTACTTAAGAATATCGAAGAATATTTGAGTCTCATCATCAACATCTGAAACACTATTCATTAGATCGATCTTCGGGTACTTCAACATCATGCCGAGATTCTTACTAATATCAATTTTGTTCGTATGACCAGGTGTTTCTTTTATTTCAATATCGTTTAAATCAATCTCAATTTTATATCTATTCTCATCCTCTGGATCAGTATAGTTAATTTCAATAATGTTATTAACAGACTTTGCACGTAGTTTAATAAACAGATATTCAATATCGAATGTTGTCATCAAATCTACGTCGAGATCTTCCTGTACGCAGTTATTAATTACCTGCTTGATACTCAGTATAATTTCTTTTGGATCACCGCTGGTTTGAGCCATCAGTAATAATTTTTCTTCTTTTACAAGAAACGGTCTGAACTTAAACTCCCTCTTCATAGAAGGCACGCTCAAGTTAAATACCGGGTGGTTAATTTTTGGTAAAGCCATAATATCTCCTTAATTTCAATTTCGACTCAGACCAGTCATACCGCCAAGGGCAAGATTGGTATTATTAATAACACCTGCAAGATCACCAATGCTTCGTGGTCTTCGGATTGAAGAAAGCACGTTTACTGCTGCACCGAATGATTGCAGTTGTTGTAGTACACCTGCAATATTTAATGGCCCATTCTTATCAGCGGTAATTTGTACTACTTCTTTAGTCCAGTTTGTGTATGCAAATATGACAGGTATTCTTACAAAATCGTTTGTGTTACTCCACGATAGAGGAATATCACCGATAGTGATTGGGTATGCATCGAATAACTTTATTCTGATAATCTCGTTATTCTTCTCATTAAACGTAACAATCGTAATATCTGTTCTATACTGGTCCTTATATTCGACCTGGTACGAGTTGTTTACTGTTTGTAATCTACCTGTTGATGATGTTCTTTCGTTTGGATTGGTATGATAAACATCTGATTTAATCATACCCTGCATCCAGTTGTAGAAGAAATCATATATCAAGCCATTACCGTCAGATATAAAACTTATGTTTAAGTCTACAAAAATAGGTCTGTATGGCTTCTTTTCGATAGGTCCGACACCCCATCTATTAATTTCACTCGTAGCAAACATCACCCCAGGGAGACTCGTTGATTCAGCGGCGAATGGTACAGCCTTTATGGCATCGTTGAACTTACCGTACATCATCTTCGGAGGAGGAATCTCAACAAAGAACCTGTTATTTTTAAGCACCCCGCTTGACAGGAAGCTGGATCTGAATGTATTGAGATCGGCTCTTTTTGCTTCCGGGGTTGATTTACTCCCTAGTAAATTCCCTACACTACTCACCAATGCTCCAACCTGACTGGCCTGATTGGTAGTCTTAGCAATAAATTGGGATATATCGGCCATTTTTGTTTATCTCTTGTTTATTATTTTTCTGGAATCGGCGTATACTTTATTAGCATGTGCCTTCTGGAATCTCTGCAATGGTATGAACAAAGCATAATCCCATTCCTTAGGATCAATATACACCATTCTTGAATCGATATGACTATTTAGATATCGCTTAATACAGGGAGCGAAATATTTAAATTTAGATGCACTGTTTAATATACTATACGATATTTTTAACTTCGTAGTATCATCCATTTTATCATTATTAATGGTATCGTAAAGTGCATCCATTAACTTCGCTCTCAATGGGGGAGGTAAATAATGCATGTTAATACCTAGAAATCCGTCATCTAATTTACTAAATGGAAAGATTAAAGGGAACCTATCCCAGTATGGTAGGGTGTCTTTATGTTTTGCGTCGTATGCAAATAGAAACATTTTACCTATACCGAAAGGTTGCTGCTGTACCTGGCTACTCCGTTCCAAGACTTTTGTAGCGTTAATTGTATTAGATCTGGTGTTTTTCGCTTTTTGACGCAACCATGCCCTTGCATCTTCAGTGCTTGAATCAATTCTCTTACTATCAATAGCTTGGCGTAGACGGTTACCGAATACTGATTCCATTACTTAATTCCT